TACAGGAACAAGCACTCAATCAGCATCTGCTCCTGTATCAACAACTACAACAGAGAGTGTGGCTCCTGTAAGTGCTCCAGCACCAGCAGAAGCAAAAGTTGAAGCAGAACCAGTTGCAGAAGCACCTGCTACACCTGAACCAGCACCAGCAACTGCGACAGCAGAAGCAAGTGGCGATGCAGGTAAAAAGTCAGCAGATGATATTCTTGCAATGATCAGAAATAGACAATCAAGTTAGGAGGTAGATCATGCAAAAGCCTTTTGACTTAACAAAGTTTAGAACTGGACTGACTAAAAGCATTAGTGGTATTAGTGCAGGATTTCATGATCCAAAAGATTGGATTAGCACAGGTAACCACACACTAGATTATTTAATTAGTGGAGACTTCAATGGAGGTATCCCATTAGGTAAAGTTAGTGTATTTGCAGGTGAGTCAGGTTCTGGTAAAAGTTTTATCTGTTCTGGTGTAATTACAAGAAATGCTCAAAAAGCCGGTTGTCAGGTTGTGTTGTTCGATTCTGAGAACGCACTTGACGAGCAATGGTTACAAGCATTAGATGTAGATACATCTCCAGATAAACTTCTACGTGTTAGTGTTTCAATGATAGATGACGTTGCTAAAGCATTGTCTGAATTCATTAAAGACTACAAAGCAAATTATGGCGATCTGCCATATGACGAAATGCCTAAATTAGTTTTTGTAATAGACAGTTTAGGTATGTTGCTAACTCCGACTGATGTAGATCAGTTTAACAAAGGTGACATGAAAGGGGATATGGGTAGAAAACCTAAGGCACTAGCCTCCTTGGTTAGAAATACCGTAAACCAGATTGCACCTTTTCCTATAGCCTTAGTGGCTACAAACCATACTTATGCAAGTCAGGACATGTTTGATCCTGATGATAAAATAAGTGGTGGGCAAGGCTTTATATACGCAAGTAGTATTGTTATTGCGATGAAAAAACTAAAACTCAAAGAAGATGAGCAAGGTAATAAAACATCAACAGTACAAGGTATTAGAGCCGCATGTAAAGTAATGAAATCCAGATACAGTAAACCTTTCGAGGCTGTACAGGTTAAGATTCCTTATGCAACAGGCATGGATCCATACAGTGGTATGTTAGAAATGCTAGAAACAAAAGGCATTGTGGTTAAAGAAGGAAACAAACTTGCATATACCTCGCCTGTAACTGGAGAAATCATCAAAGAGTTCAGAAAAGGCTGGACAGACGACAAACTTCAGATAGTTATAGATGAATGGGGACAAAATCCCATGGCACAAGAAGATGAGCCAGATGATATTGACCCTGAAGTTTTAGAACCAGAAGTAGAGGAGTATAACGATGAGTCCTGAAGTAGCATTACTTTATGATGTGTGGGAAGGTGTTAAAGACCAAGTACCACAAAAAGAACGTCTTCATACTGCAGAAAACATTGTCAGATCGTTCGACGACAATGTTGACATCTCAGATGCTGAAAACAATTTACATGATTTTGATAAAGTCATGCAGGCCGCAATAGTAAGCCATTTTGATATAGGCTTTGAGGACGAAGATGAAGATGAGGATTGGGAAACTTAATGGCAACCTATTATAATAAAATTGTCGAGAACTTAGGTAATATCGTTGATGCTATTGCATATTACGAAAAAGAACTTGATGATGCAAGATGGGAAGTCAGGATCAAAGGGAGTCTGGAGAAAGCCTCCGCCTCCCTCCCCGGTCTTACAGAGTATCGCTTCAATCAATTACAAGAGATTGAAGCAATACTTGAACATTTAAATATAGAATTACGAAAAGAAAGAGCAGTAACATTTCGTAAGTATTTAGAAAATTACAACAGAACTTTAAGTAGTAGAGACGCAGACAAATTTGTAGATGGCGAACAGAGTGTTATAGATTTAACTCATTTAGTAAATCAGTTCAGTTTATTAAGAAACAAATACTTGGGTATAATGAAGGGACTAGATGCCAAACAATGGCAAATAGGACACATAACAAGACTTAGAACTGCTGGTATGGAAGATATTGTTATTGACTAGAATGAAAACATTTAATGAAAAAACATATAGACCTTTACCAGAGCAACTTACTATAAAACCTAGTAACATAGATGGACTAGGATTACACACTAACGAATATCTTGATGCAGGTACTGTATTAGGCGAAACTCATGTACTGGTTCATAATATGGATAGGCATGAATGGGTAAGAACTCCCTTAGGAGGATTTATAAATCATAGTGATGACCCAAATTGTTACATAAGCACAGACAGAGGCGACAGAACATTACACACAATTAAGCCAATACAAAGTGGGCAAGAACTTACAGTATATTATAGATTCAGAGGATATGATGGTACTGCAGGAGATGATACTGCACCTAATATCGAGGAATGAAAGACAAACTACAAAGTCTGTGGAGAAAATTTATAGCATGGAAAATAGCCATGGAAGTTAAATTTATACTGTGGAAAGTGGACAGAAACATAAAAAATTACTATAAAAAGCAAAAAAAATTGCAAAAAAGTTAAAAAACCGCTTGACAATTAGCAAAAATTTGCTATTATATACACATAGTTTAAATTAATAACCGTGGGAGGCAATATGCAAAACTATGTAAAAATTAAATCTGGAACTTATCGTAGTTCCCCATTAAAGGATATGATCTTTCCTTTAATTAAACCAATTAGTTATGGAAAACGTGGTGCATTTGTAACTGTAGATGCAAGTGCTGTCATGAATCCAGACTACAAGAAAATTAGAGTTCTTGTAAATGGTCCGTTAGACTTAGAACCTTCTAATAAAGAAGATTATGAAAAACTAATGGGCATTAAAAAACCTAAGGCTAAAAAGAAAGAAACTCCTGAACAAGCAATGAACAGGATTAAAGGCCGTTTCCAAATACTTGATAAAATGACTGATGCAGTTGCTAACAATGTTGTTAGAGGACTTATTGTATCAGGCCCTCCAGGAGTTGGAAAAAGTTTTGGTGTTGAAAAAATACTTGACGAGTATGAAGCAATGGCAAAACTAGGTGGCAAAACTAGGACTGAAATTGTTAAAGGTTCTATGACACCTATAGGTTTATACCAAACACTTTTTAATAATTCTAATGAAGGAGATATTTTAGTTTTTGATGACTGTGATAGTATCCTTTTTGATGAAGTTTGCCTTAATATGTTGAAGGCTGTTTTAGATTCAGGTAAGAAAAGAACAATTACTTGGAAAGCAGAATCCAATGTTTTAAGAAGAGAAGGTGTGCCTGACAGATTTGATTTTAAAGGTGGTTGTATTTTTATTACTAATGTTAATTTTGAAAATGTTAGAAGTAAAAAAATAAGAGACCACTTAGAGGCATTGATGTCAAGATGCCACTACATTGATCTTGGAATGGACACTATTGAAGACAAGTTCTTAAGAATAAACCAAATCGTTAGAGATGGTATGTTGAAAGAATATGGCTTTAGTAAAGAGTTCGAAAAAGAAATTATAGACTTTATGATAAAGCATAGTGCTAGGCTCAGGGAGATTAGTTTGAGAATGGTACTTAAGATTGCTGACTTGGCTAAAATGGATTTCGATAATTGGAAAGAAATATCCGAGTCAACATGTATGAGAAGGATCAATATATACGAATCCTAATCAGGCCTGTAAATAAATATTTTATAGGTTCCCCCTAGTGTTCGAAAACCTCCCACATCGAACACTAAGAGTCCCCAGGAGTTCTTCCAGGGGACTCGCTTTTTAAGTTAATAATTTACTTGACATTCTCCAGTATCAATGTATAATAATTTTTATTATCTATTATTTTGGAGAAAAAATGAACGATTTTGATAAGAATTTTCACATAAACTTTAGTCCCCTATACTTTACAGTTGTATTCATGCTGTTTATGTTATGGGCAAGTGAGACTAAAGCAGATGAAATAGAAGAGGTTGTTGTAGTTGCACAACAAGAAAGAGAACTTAAAGCAGATCCAATTGAAGACACTTCTTTGATACAAGCAATACTTCCTGCATTTACATATAGTCCTGGTGGCTATGGTGGTTTTGTAGGTTTTAACGAGAGAGGTGCTCAAACAAATCATACTGCTGTCTTTGTAAACGGAATACCAGCAAATGATCCTGGTGCAGGTTGGTATGATTTTGGGCATGATATTGCTCATGGACAAGAAGTAAAAGTAATTACAGGTGCTAATAGTGTAATTTATGGTTCTGGCAGTATGGCAGGAACAGTTTTAATACAAGACGAAATAGAGCATGGTATTACTTTTAGAAGAGGAGATAACAATTATATTAGAGTTGCTCCTGTAGAACAATTAGAATTAAGTTTATTTGATGGCAGTAATGGTAGTGCTAGAAATGATAACGAAGAAAAAGATCACTATGTAAACAAAACTGCAAGATTTAATATTGATGCAGGTGACTTTACTATTGTAGGAAAATATACTGATTATGAATATGACTATGATAATTGTTATAATTATGATTGGGGTCAAAGTAATGATTGTGTTCAGGAAGGAGAAAGATATAAT